GGCCGCTACGTGAGAGCAGCGCGGCAGGCTAAGTCCAAGTCACAACCGCATGGGTTGAGTCTCTCACAGTGGGTGCTTGGAGCGTGTGACTCAGCATTACATCGGCAGTCTGGCTAGGAATAGCCACCACCCTCCCCATCTCCACAATCGTCATCTCGCCGGTGTCCTGATCACGCATCACGACGCCGGTGGGGATGAGTCGTGAGCCGGGACGGGATAGTAGCCACTCGGCCTTGTCCTTGGTTAGCCGCGTGCACGAGTTGAGCCAGCACATAGCTTACCACTCAATGATGATCGACCCGGCAGAGCCGTTGCCAGCCGCCGTCGCGCTCTGGGATCCGCCGCCACCGCCTGCACCTCGGGCTTTGGATCCAGAGGGCGCCGCACCTGCCGTGCTCGTCGCCGCCTTGCCACCGCCAAGCCCATTGATTGAGTCGCCGCCGTAACCACCGCTGGAGCCTGGGTTGCCTACCGCCGCAGCCCGTCCAGGGTTGCCGATTATCTTGTAATCCCCGGTCCCGCCCGTGCCGCCTGCGCCGCCCGCCGCGCTGGAGGTATTGGACACGCCTACGGATCCGCCATTGGCTACGATCACGGTGCTCGCCCAGGTCGTATTTCCACCCGCGCCTCCGGATCCTCCTCCTCCAATAGAAATCGCGTAGTCGGTGCCCGGGGTAACGGTGATTACGCTCTGCGCCATCTCACCAGACCCGCCGCCGCCGCCGCCTGCCGTGCCGCCGCCTGTTCCTCCGGATCCACCGCCACCAAATGCCGTAACGCGCACGGTATTGACTCCCGTCGGGCATCGCCATTGATGCGTGGTCGCCGTGGTGCCGCTTCCCTCGTATTCCACCGAGTGCTGGAAAGTGAAGCGGTCGATGGCCCAAACCGCGACGTTGTCGAGATAGAGCGTCCCCGCCGTGCTTCCGCTTGTGGCTCCACCCGTGAAAATCAGCTTGGCATAACGAGCGGTCGCCGGAGGGTAAGCGATCGCCGATTGCAACTGCCACGCACTCGGGTTGCCGGTCGAGACTGTCGCGAGATTGGTCGTGGAAATGAATGCGTTTGCCGCCGTATACCAGGAAATATCGACTAGATTGTTGAGCGTGCTCAGCGTGGAATACCATTGCCACGTCACGCAAAGCGGCTTCGTTGGAGTGACTTCAAAACCGGTCGTTGACGTGAGCGTCCCGCCGCCTTGGAGAGCGCCGCCTGGATGCACGAATTTGATAGCCCGCGCTCCGGACTGACAGACGGTGTCCGCGAGTCCGTTGCCGGTCAAAGTCACGTTGCCACCCGTCAGGTTTGCGGCAGTCCACCCATCCGGCACGCCGTCCGCGTCTCCATCGACCTCGAAGGATCCGTTGATGATCGTGGTTTTGTCGCCGGTCGATGTCGCAAGCTGGCCGTAGAGATACGTGAGGTCGTCGATGATCGAATCGGCGAGACTCTTCTTTGTGGCGTTCCCGGTTGCGGGTTTTGTAATTGTAGTCCAGCTCATATTTTAGAACCAAGTGGAGGACATGAAAGAATCCGGATCCGTTGCATCCGCAAGCCCGTTGTCGTCGGTCCAGTATCCTACGTTTCGACGCGCCCAAGCTTTGATGTCTGGATGCCAGGCTGAATTCCAAGTTGCAGCCGATCCGGATCCGTATCCCGTGAGCGCGGCAAATGCGGTCGGAAGAGTCGGAGCATCAGCCACCCAAAACCCAACCGAGTCGCCGAATCCTCGAAGGTCTCCAAGCACAAGCTTGATGCGCGAGTTGACTACGTCCGCCGTCCGCTCGATCACCTCAAATTTTCCAGCGATGCCGCGAGTCTTGAAATTGAGCGACACTTGATCTCCGAGCCCGAACAGCCAGCCTTTCCAATGCAGAGTAACGGTCAGCTTCCTAAGCGGTCTAGAGCGCATTAAAGACGTCCGCTGCGTGTAAAGGATCGCGTCCGCTTCATCGGTAAAAGGCACATCCTTTTCAACCGTGATGTCCTCGGGTTGGTTGTGGAGAATAATCCCTTCCGCTCGCGTGTGCGTGTAGGTCTGGGAGTAAGCTTCCTGCGCGTATGTCGCCCAATTCGAAACGAATGTGTTCGCCACGTCCGCAGGCTCGATTGAATCTGTGATGCCGATCAGATCCAGATCGGAAATCGAATAGACCAGCGCCGTTGGCTTCGGCTCAAAAGCTCCGATTGAGAAGTTGCCGGAGGAGTCGGAATAAACGTAAGTGTGCGCGACGGCGTTGATATCCCCAATGATCTGCGAGAGTTCACGCGGCTTGTCGATATTGAGCCCTAGGCACATCTTGCACGTCGAGACGTTGTAAGAATCGGTGCCGATGATGAAAGCGGACTTGGCCGTCGTGAATGACGAAGTGTTGATTGCGGTCTCGCCTGCGATGGTCAGTAGGTCTTGGATGATCTCCGGCCCTGTCGATGCGGATTTGCCGGTGAAATCAACGGACACGTCCTGGCCGATGGACCAGTCAACCCCGAGGATGAATGTCGCGGATGAAAGATCGTATGAGTAAAACGAAGAGGCCACCCAACGAGAGGACTTCCGCTGGTATTCCGCGAGGATTCCGATGGCGTTTGTTCCGACATTAATGTAAAGCCAGCTCTCCGCGTAGTAATACGAATTTGTATTTGCTGAGCAGTCCCCAACAGAGTCCATCTTAGCAAGCAAAGCTCCGTTGTTCTTTACCTGGAGAATCTCAACGCTAGGAAGATACTTGCGATACAGCGGAGACGTGTAGGGAAGGAAATCTACGAAATAGACCGAGAACAATTCGTCAATCTCCTGCTTGATCCGGACGCCGTCAAAGCTCGTTACCGCGTGAGACGCGACCTTGAATTGTTTAAGCGCCGGATCGACTGCGGTGGGTTTTACTCCAAGCACTTTCCCGTAAACTGTCGGGATTGTCTTTCCCTCTTCGGATGGCTCGATATTCGGAAACGCGGTGCGCGTGAACGTGTCCACCGGTATCTTGGCCTTGATCCGCGTGCGCGAGTCCACAAGGCGGAGCGTGAATCCATCTTGAGTCTTGGAGTGTTGATCGACTGCCCACACCGCAATCTGCTGAAGGTCTGAAGTGGTCGCAACGGATCCGTCAATGTCGAGCCCTAGCTTGATCGTCACCAAGCCAGCGTCCCATTGCCAATCCATTTTCGAATCAAAATACCCATCCGAATTGATCAACGTGACGGTGCCGCCACCGATCTGAGCGACACCACCGAAGCGGGCCTCGATGCGCTGGCTGATGCTCGGAGTTGATTTGATGCGCGCATCGTATTGCGTGCCGCTGTAGTTCTTCGGGTAGTTGCTGAAATACTGCGGGACGATGGCTTGAATGGTTCCGCTGTAAATGCTCTGCCCGCTCGGAGGCCTCACGTAAATGTAAGTGCCATCGGTCCAGTATGAACCCGCGTTAGAATTGACGGTTGCCGCGCTAGATTGAAGCGTGAGCGCGGTTGTCGCATTCCAAAGCACGATGGACGGCGTGAACTTGAAAGGCGTCTTGAACGAATTGGCGAGGTCTGCGACCCATGCACGCAGCCACACGCCTGGATTGGCTGTGATACACACAACCATGTTTCCGCTTCGCTCCGCGACTGCCGTGTTGAACGTCAAACTTGCTCCTCAAATTCAAGGCTGGTGTCGTATCTCAAAGACGAGTCAAACCCGCTCACAGAAAACTTCGGCATCGCTCTCAGGCGCGCATAGATCACCTCAGTCAACTCGGTGAGCAACTGCACCTGGACGCCGACTTGACCGCCGACTCCAGCGGTATTGCAGAGCGTCGTCAGGTCGTTTTTCATCGTGGCACTAATGCCAGAAAAGTCGGTCTTTACGACTCGATACTTGTCTAGAGTCTCAATGTAGGTTTGGCCGCCGAGCCCCTTCGTGACCTTACTCGGGTCGATGCTCTCTTCGTGGTATCCGTCGTAGTCCGGCTCCTGCAACGTGTCGTAGTAATTCCCAAGCATCAAAGCCCCGATGTTGCGGATCGTTCCTGCTGTCGGCTTAGTGATTTCCAACCGCCAATACTGGTATGGGCTGGAAGTAAACGTGCCTTTGATGACGGTATCGACAGTTAGCGTCCCAGACAGCGGAGGCGAACCCCAGGATGATGACGAGTTAGCCTTCAGCGTCAGCGTGTCAGTCGTGAAATCGTGATTCCAAATCACAACTCCAGGGCAAGAGACTGGTGCCGCAAATTGAAACTCAAGATACTCGTTGGCCGTGCTGGTTCCCGTTGTCCAGAGAAGCTTTCGAAATGGATGCAGGACATTCGACGCCGGATTACCAGAGCTTGAGCCGCTTGATAGAAGCGTTGAAACTCGGCCTGCCGTGGCATTGTTGCCGTAGAAAATTCTCACCGCTTTCCCTCCAATGCGCGCACCCTAGTTTCAATGTCCCTGTCTACGTCGTGCATTGACCCAAGCTCACGCTTGAAGTGGTCCGCGTTGTTGTTCGTGATGGCAATGGATTGGCTAAGCTCGTCGATCTTCATCTCCAGGTTCTTAACGTCGGCCTTAGTCGCGAATGTCGCATTGAGCCACACGATCAAAATCCCACCAACAATCACGGAGATTTTGTAAATCAGATCAATCCATTTCGTCATTTTCTCGGCCATAGATTAAGCGATTGCTGATGCACTCAAAACCATTCTACCGTCACGGCTTAGGCGTCCAATGCCTCGGCCTAGGACTTCACCGTCAAGGTGGACTTCAACGACGCTTGCGCCGCCACCCTGACCATTCAGAAATTCCATGAGTTGCGCGTTTTGGTTCGGAGAGAGAACACGCTCGCCCTTGTCGAGTAGGTAGGTTGACTCCTGCGGGACGTAGTCGAGGCCGCCATGAGCCACGCCACCAACGACCGCGAGCCCCTTTGAAAATGCCACCGTAGAAGCAAGCGCAGCGTTAGCTGCAGCCGAGTTGCTTCCGAGTGTTGCGAGTGATGCGAGTGCGGCAGCCGGAGCCCATGCAGCGCCAACCGCAAGAGCGGTCCCGATTGTGGCCGCCGCTACGGTTCGACCAAAGACCAACTCCATCGCCATCATCGTGACTTTTGCCGCAATCCATTGCCCAATGAAATTAGTCACGCTGTTGATCATGGCCTGACCAAACTTCTTTGCAGCCTCTCCGGCGCTGTTGATGTCCCTGAACACCTCACCCAAAGCGTTCCCGAAATTCTGGCTGAACGCTCCGAACATTGACGCCATGAATCCCGTGATGTTCTGGGATGCGATTTGCCATTGCTGGGTGTAAACGTCGATGAAGGCTTGATTGTTGGCTTTCCTAGCCTCGTTCGTTGCGGCCTCCGTGTTCAGAAGGTTGATACTCGCCGCAATGTTTCCTTCTTGGTAAGCCCTATCAATTTCAGCGCGGATGAACTCACCTTGTTTGTGCGCTTCGGTAAGCTTCGCCTCGTGCTCCTGCTGTGCCGCCTCGATCAGTGACCATTGCTCCTCTTCGGTAAGCGTCAACTGCGCGATTTGATCGACTCGGTTTCGGTAAGTCTCATCGTATTTCGCGGAGATTGAAGCAGCGCCTTTCAACTGAGATTCCTGCATTTGCCTCTCAAGCTCCATCGCCTTGATCAGAGACTGCGCGTGCTTCTGGTCGTATTCATCCGTAATGGCTCCGGACTTGTTGATTCTCGGGAAAGTTGCGGTCGGTTCTTTGCTGGAAGACTTTCGCTCAATGTTCAGCGTGGTCTTACCATTCACGGACCAGATCGCGTCCCATTTTTCACGGGCTGCGTTAGCATCATTGACGATGTCCTGCATACCACCGCTTAAAACAGCCTCGGTCTGGTCCCATCCATCTTTCACAGCTCCGGAGCCAGCTTTCCACGTATCCGAGAAAGCCGCAGCAACGGTATCGGCAACCTGCAAGATCTGGTCGGACACCTCATCGGCGGTCTGCTTGTAAGCCTCGAACGCGTTTGAAAATTCACCCTTCGCAAGCAGCATCGCAACGCGAGCAAGGCCACCGTATGCGTTAGCAAGATTATAGACAGCCTTTGCCGAAGCTAGCAGTCCTTTTGATGTGGCCGCCAAAGTATCCCAGACCGCCGTGAACGCGGTTTTTACATTGATCAGATTAGCGTAGAGCGATGTCGCAAAAACCGTCGCAACCGCCTTCGCTCCTGAGTAAATCAGGAGCAACCCAGAAGCCATAAACTTGAACGACGTGACCGCCGCGTCTACAATGTCCTGATTGGCTGCTTGGTTGCTGAAGAACTTCTCGAATGCTACGGATGCCTGCTCCAAATACGGGAGGAGTTGCGCTGCGAGCGCGTTTGAAAAATTCCCGATGGCCTCGTTCATCGCCATCATGTTCTTTTGGAATCGGTCCGCAGCGTCGGCTTGCTCAGTCGTGAATGCAGCCGGGAGGCTTGCTAAATTCTTGAGCTTGTCACCGGCCTCTTCGAACACTGGCAAGATGTCATTTCCAGCCTTACCCATCAGCGCGAGCGAAGCAGCGATCTTCTCAGGCCCGTCTTTGAACTGGTTGAACTTCAGGGAAAGGTCAGCGAAAACCTGAGCCGCCCCACGAGCTGAACCGCCGGCATCCGTAACGCTCACACCCAGGACGTTGAACATCTTCGCGATGTCGCCGCTGGAATTCTGAGATGCCTCTGAAATCGACTTGTGCAGAAACTTAAACGTGGTCGAGAGCGTTGTCAGGTCAACGTCTGCGCGTTTCGCAATGGATGCGATGCGCGAGAAGTCCTCGACGGTAACACCCGTAATCTTACTTAAGTGCTCCATCTCAGCCGCCGCCTCGATGGACTTATTGATCAGAGCAGCCGCCG